TTGTAATTCTTACCTTCGAGCAGTTCGTGCAATCCTCAATTGGAGCTGGGAGCAGGGACATTTGCCAGCAGCCATCAAAGTCAAAAGCGTTCGCTCGTCCAAGCCTTTGCCTGCTGTCTTCTCTCAGCAACAACTCGAAGATTTGCGGCAACACCTAGAACAAGGCTGGCAGGAAACCAAACGAAGACGGTTTCTGGTGCTGCTTCGTGCCTGGTGGTTTTTGCGATTCACTGGAATGCGTGGTGGTGAGCTTCTGGCCTTGCGTTGGGATAATGTTTATCCAGACAGAATCGAACTGCGCTCAACGCGAGATTGGAAAGTCAAAGGTCGAAAAGACGCAATCATTCCAATTGCTGAAGATTTAAAAGAATTTATTCAGGCGCAGGATATTCAAAGCGAGAAATACGTTTTGGACAACGGCAGAGGTCAGCCGCTTTATAGTTCGCTTGGGGATTTGACCAAATCCATGAGGAAGGCACTGCTAAAGGTAGGCATTGAAAACGCGAAACCGCTGCATTCGTTTCGTTCTACGGTTGCGACTGAGTTGCTTTCCGGTGAGTCCGCGAATCCGGTGCATGTTCAAATGCTACTAAGACATGAAAGCATTCAAACAACCATGTCTTATTTAAATAGTGACCATTTGCAGCAAGTCGATCTCGTCAATAAACTAGGAAACTCGCCACAAAACACTGTTTCAAAGAAAAAAACCGAAAGACGCAAGCCCAGCATTCGTCTAGCCTACAGCCGAAAGAACTCAGGTGACTGTTAATCATTGGGTCGCTGGTTCGAGTCCAGCTTGGGGAGCCACTTCCAGAGGATTTGCCACACTTCCGTTAAGTGGCGGTTCTGACTATCCGCCAGTGATTGCCTCTTTCAGCTTCTTTGCCTTCCTCATTTTTCGATAAATTCCCACTCCAGCCGCTGCCATTGGTAAGCCTGCTGCCGTTAAAATTAATTCTACTCCACCAGATTCAACAACAGAATTAAATATTTCTAAAAATCCTTCCATTTTAATAACTCCAAATCATTAAACCGTCTTCACGGTCATCGACATGAAGGAAGCGGCTTGAACCAGTAAAAGAAAACCCATACCCACCGAACAAGCCCATCTGAATTCCGATTTCTAACAGCCTTGCCCCATCCGCATTCCAGCAGGCAATATCCACTGCTCGGCCTAATACATGATAACCCGTACTTTTGGGTTTCCCGTCTTTCCATTTAGCCTTTTCAACCGGATGCTCTGGCGAGCGATAGGCTGAAGTTAGTCTGATTGGCTTGCCGTAATGAGTCCTCAACGTTTCCAGTTTAGTAAGAAACGAACTCGAAACCTTGCATTCACCAGTAAATTTGCACTTCAACTCGTCCCTCGAAAAATGCTCTGAGTGGTCAATAAATTCCATCAAGTCTCCTTTTCAGGGTAGTCCACACATTCTTGAGAATACATTTCGCCAAACGCTTCTCTTTGGGGTAACGGCATCAACTGAAGGTCTACATATCTATGGTTCTCGCGGTAATGGTCAATGACACAACTGCAAAGCTGAATGGCGGATTGCATGGCGAGATTGCTGCCCATGCCTTGCATTTGATAGGTGGGAGCAAGTCGAAGTGAGCATTGGTAAGCCCATGAAACTAGGTGCAAGGTTTTGTACTCAACAGGCAAAGCCAGTGCTGACGTTGATAGCAGCAAAGCCAAGCCTGCTAGTAGCGTTTTCATTTTTGTAACTTGTCCATTTTCTGACTTAGCTCACTGATCGCAACGGTCATATTAGTAAGCGTTGTGTTGAGCTTTTCATGAACTGCTAAAAGTTGCTGAGACTGTTGGGCCTGAAGGTTCGCAAGCTTTTCTGTGGTGGCCTGTTGAAGTTGTGAATTTTCGCGTAAAAGTTCGCTGACGCGAATATCGCTTTCAGAGTCCTTAGTTAGCCAAATATTTCGCTCCTTTTCAAAACCTCTTAAAAGAAACACGATCAACCAACCGCTGAAGGTCAGAGAAGCCATGCCAAAACCTAAGTCTTGGACTAATTGGATCATTGAGTTGGGTTCTGCTGGCATTGCTCGGCCTTTTTAAGTGGTTTCTAGTTCTGAAATTCGTGCAGTAAGTGCGTCAATTTGTGACTGTTGTTCTTGGATGGCCTTTACCAAAACTGGAATGAATTGAGTGCTTTCTAACCCATATCCAATTTCTGTTTCACCTGTTTCTTCATTAATAATGCGTTCATAAGTATTGACCAAATCAGGGATGATTAACTGAACCTCCTGTGCAATAAACCCAAGTTCGTGCTTATCTGCTTCATCAGCGATCCAATCAAATTCAACTGGTCGAAGTTGCCTTACCTCTGAAAGCCCATAACTGACTTCAACAACATTTTCTTTTAGATTTAAGTCTGAGGGGTTTGTGTTTGTTAATACTCCACTGTTTGAATATACGGTTCCCGTTCCTAAATTGGTGATTGTGACATTACCGTTGTATCCAACAATAAATCTTGCTGTCCAAGTATCATCTGATGCATCAGCATCTTGTTGGCCAGAGGCTATTTCTAAAGCATTAGATGTACTTTCTTGAGCAGCAATCTGCCAGTTTGCATGAGCAGCGTTTGTTGTAGCAAAAGTTAGTTCAGGTGAACCATTTTTTATAACAGGATTGTCTTGAAACTCTGTTGCTCCAGAAACCGTCAGCCCATCAGCAGTAAGCGTCACCACCCCACCACTCTCACTCAAAACAGCAGTAGTTCCATCGCTTTTGTAAATAGTAGTTCCAGAACTCTTTAAATCAATTTCGGTCCCAGTCACGCTCCCACCAGTAACTGTGATTGAATCTGAGTCTTGTGTGGCAATTGTTCCCAATCCTAAATTGGTTCTTGTCGTTGAATCATCAGAAACATTTAAAGAGCCTGTTACGCTGATATTTCCGCCCGTGTTTAACTGTGCAGAAGTGGAAACCGTGCTGGCAGTTAGCGTGAGACTCGAACCGTTGTAATTCTGGATTTCGTTTGTTTTGAGTAATGACATTAAATTAGCTCAACAAATTCAAAGTTGTAGTCATAGAGTTGAGAACCTGGATAACTGTACGCAATGCTGGCAGGCTCAAAGAAGCTACCAAAAACTGCGGTGTTCGTTTGGTAGCCTAGAATCTCAGCAGCCACTGGTTGCATTCGTAAGCCAGCAAAGACTTTGGTTGCTGTTGCTCGTTCGCTTTCAAGTATTTGAACGCTTCCGCTGAATCTTCTGCGAATTTCACCCAATCGGTAAACTAAGCCTGAATCTTTTTCTTGTCTGATTCCAAAACTGTCTCGGCTGATCGACATACCGACGTTTGGATTGTAGGTTTCCAGAACTTTCCCGGCTCGAATCGTGTTGACGATCAGCGGCAACTTCATTGAAGAAACCGTAAAGTTTGAGCCACCATTTCCGGTCAGTTGCAAATCTTCTGAGCCTGTCCCATCCCCAGTAATCCGGTTGAGCTGCTCGGTAAAAACCCCATCGCTGACAAAAGTACCCAGCTTGATTTGTGGATAATCTTCTAAATAAATGTTTGAACTGCTCGCTTGCAATCTGCCTAGATTCCCATTGCTTGCTGTCACCCAACCGTCCAGACTTCCTTTAACGTCTGTCGAATTAGTCAAAGCAATCTCAACCGTGTTGGTTGTTGCTGGACAAGCCACAAAGACCGAATCATTCCAGTGGGTTTTCTCATTGAGTAAATATTGCTCGGTCAGTGTGTAGGTGTTCGAGTACGTTTCTGTCGATAAGGTGCTTGCGCCTGAATCCTTGAATGTTACCGTCACGGCTTCTGCCAAGTAGCTGAAAAAAATGGCTTCTGCGCCTGGGCAAGTCACAGTGATCGTTGCGGTTGCCGAATCAGCAATGTAAGGCTGTTTTGGATAATTGTTTTCAACCTTGCTGACGGCATAATCACTAGCAAGCTGAGTCGCTGAACTGGTAACGCTAGTGATTAAATTGGTGTAGATAATCTTCATTCAAACCTGACAAAGTCGATTTCGGTTGGTCCGCTGATGGTTGTCTCTTCTGCATCAAAACTATAAATGATTGAAGTTATGGTAATTGTGGCTTTGATGCTTTGCTTTTCGTCTATGCAGATAATGCGATAGCCTAAAAGGTAATTGTCTTTAATCCCAAAAATTCGAGCCGTGCAGATTGGCGCAGATTCGCTCTGCAAAATGGCTCTTAAATATTCAATGACTTTCTCTTCAATTGTTGACAGTGCGTTATAGCTTTGCTCTTCCCCATAGCCTAAGTTCGGAACTTCAACGTATTTTGTTTCTTGCGCAAGCGTGACACTATCTGGATAAGGCGTATTGAATTCATACTCGCTGAAAACCTTTTTAATTGGAAAGGCTGGCGCTAATTGCAACTGCAGCAATTCTGGCGTTCTCACCGTTGCGGCTGCGACACCTGTTTGAATCCGATTAATGACTCGTAAAGTAGAGCCGCTAATCTGAAGAAGAAGATTCGCAGCCTTGGCAGTATC